GACAGGTCCTCCGAGTTTGCGCGTCAGGTGTATCTTGCTCCAGACCCTTGTGGGATCTTGGAATGAACCTGTGTGCATCGCTGGGTTCGGGTACACTCGGCCAAGAAACGTTACGTAGGGACGCTCTTCGGTGCAAGCTCCTACGAGCTTAATGGTGAGACCGAGATCCTCGCATACCTTGCGAGTCACTTTGTCCAGACCATCACCGCTTGCTATCCCGTCGTCACCGTAACACAAACCAATGTTCATGTACGAATCTTCGACGTCGTTGCCTGCTTCGCGATTCGCGCTAAACTGCACGAACGCGTTCAAGATCGTGTTCCCGTCAGTGGTCAACGGTGACCCTGACAGTCTCGATCCGCCTGTACTATAAAGCCCAGCTCTCGTGCGAGCGTCGCTTCGATCAATCTCGTTGCTGATGAGTTTATCGACATCCTCGGGGTTTGTGAAAATGCTCGTGTAGTAGAATTTCTCCACGTTGTGTCGCAACCAAGCGCTGATGGTTCCGTCAAAACGTGAGAAATCTGTCTCCCACTTCGCTCCTTCGGTCTGAAAGACCTCAAAGACAGCACGAGCAATAGCCTTTGGCGTTCGTCCGGGCATGTACCAGTGAGATTTCTTCAAGAACTCTTTACCGCGGTATGTGAACTGCGATAGTCTTGCGAGATGCTCATCCTGGGTCGGTGAGATGTTGCGCTCATCTTTAGGAGTCGAATACAACTCCTTCTTGTAGAACGCTTCCACCACCACCTTGTCCGGCAAGTTTTCCATAAATGGATCGCCACTGACTCCTTCCACTTTCTTCCGAGTAGCCGGTCGCTCAACTGCGGCTGCTACCTCCTCCAACGTCAAGCGTTCGAGCGAGTTCGGGCTGATTCCTACTTTGTTCATCAACTCGGTGACGAACTCACGGGCGTACACACTGTACTTACCATTCGGAACGACGTCGTTGCGAACAGCAGCTATACGCGTAGTAACAGCTGCAGCATCACTCGATTTATCGTTCGTGGGTGCACGTGCTTCGACATTCGTCGGAGCAGGCGCCATCCTCACATATGTTCCCTTCATCTCATTCGAGATGTGAGTTCCATCACTTCTGGTGACAACAGAAGCAAAGGTCAGCCCATCACAAGGCCCTTTGATCAATTCCACTCTCCGCGTAAAGAACCACTCAGCCATGTAGCTGTAATCGCCCATCAGGACGTCAGCTTTATGGTCTTTGAGATACTGCAGTATCGTA